GTTTGCTTTACAAAATCAATGTAGTTGTTCATAGATTTAGTGGTTCTTGTTGTGATTCAGGTAAGATTTGTTGCATTGGTAGTTCCAAGTCAGGAGCTACTTTCACATAGGGAACATCCACAGTTTCTGGTGGATGTGGTAAAAGAATCTTAGAGTATATTGCATCTGGATACATCTCCAACATGCGCTCTACATCTTTGATTGTACCACAATGAACTTTCTCAAGTCCATTAGGATGGTTCACAAATTTAATTTCATAATAGTGAGGCATCTCTGCCCTTACTATCTCAGAATTTGAAACCTTCAAATGATTTTTTTGGTTTTTCATCATAATCATACTCTTCATCCTTGCCATTGTCAAGGATGTCATCTTGGGCAGACTGCTCACAATCATACAATCTCATCTTTGCTCTGTCAACTCCTATGCAGAATCTCTTGAACATGTTGAGATCATTGTATCTGTTCTTCAATTGCTTCACCATGATCTGTCCCAGACCCTCCAACTCCTCAGTGCTAATAAGGGCAAACATAAGATCAGCAGTAGCAGGAAGACCAAAGGATTCAGAAGTATCAGTAAGTTCAACATCAGAGCTACCATAACCAGAACGAGTGGTTTGAGTAGCAGAGACGATTGGAACATTTGCCTCACATGCCAATCCCCTAAGTTCCTCAGCAATTGCCTTAACAGTTGTATATGAATTGACATTGCTGCCTGCCCTATACCTGCTGGAAGCACATATATTAAGGTAATCAATGAAAATAATATCAGGTCTAAATGACTTCTTAAGTGCAAGTTCATTAAGAAGTGACCTAAAGTGTCCAGCATGTGCAGAAGCAGTAGGGTACTCCTTAATAATTAGGGTGCCCTGTGTCTTCTGTGCAATGTTATTAACCTTAGTTTCAAACATTGGTTTAGGAAGGTCAGCAATCTCTTGAATATTGACGTTCAAAAGATTAGCATCAATTCTTTCTGCAATTCTTTCTTCAGCCATCTCAAGCGTGATGTATAGTACGTTCTTGCCTTGGAGTAACACACTGCTTGCGACATGACACATAAACAAAGACTTACCAACACCAGTGCCAGCAAGAGCAATATTGAGTGTTTTATTTGGAAGCCCACCTTTTGTAATCTTGTTAAAGAATTCAAGGTCAAATTCAATCTTTTCTTCTTTTTTGTTATATAGATCAAATCTTTCTGCATAGTCTTGTAAGTAATCATGTCCTACATGGTTGTCAAAACTAACAGCAAGAGCATCAGACAGGATGGATGGGATAGCATCAGGTTGCTTCTTATCATCCTGTCCATCAGCAATGGCAATAGATTCCATGAGTGCCATATAGATGGCACGCTCTCTACACCACTTCTCAGTGGTATTTTCCAACCACTCTTTCTCTGCTGGTTCATCATCAAGATAACTGATGAGTTTAGAGATTTCTTGATAAGAAGTATCATTGATGTCCTTCCTTTTCTCTACCTCAATACCCAGAACTTCCTTTGAGGGAACTTCATTGTACTCAGATACAAAAGACATGATCTCCTCAAATACAATCTTCTGATTGTAGTCTTGGAAATATTCTGACTTGATAAAGGGAATGACTTTTCTTAGATACTCTTCATTATGTAAAAGGTTCCTGAGAACCAGAAATTCAATTTTGTCCATTAACTACCATAAGAGAATTCTTCTTTTGCAATTGCATCAAGTTTTTCCATTAC